ACAAGTGTCTCCTATTTAAATTGATATTCTTTTTTATATTCCTCACATATATTTATAACTTTCAAAATCTTCAGAAATCCGCCGTTTAATGGGTGTATGGCGGAGGCTGACAGTGACCAACAAACCTAATACCAGACAAAAAGAAACCGCAGGAGAGGAGATTCAACTGCGGTTCCAAAAAGTAGTGTTAAATTACTATGCTACTTTTAGTTCATCATTTTCGGGTAAATTCATACCTTCAATGTAAATGTCCTCCATTTGTAAATTATTGTTGACGACTAAGTTTTGTAGCATTGCATCAATCTCATCGTAAAGTTGGCATACCACTTTTTCATTCACTTTAGATGAAATGTTGATGGTCACCACTTCTTCAATATCAATAAGATTATCTACTTCAGGTTCATCAACTTTAAAATCTGAAAGATCTTTAAGTTCTGATTCTTTTTCAAAATCCTTAGTGTTTTTTGCAAGCAAATCTTCTTCATCTGAATCAACAGGATCAGATGTATCTTTAATATATTCTGCTTTGAGTTTTTTAAACTCGTTTGCTGAAGAATAAGATGTGACACCTTTTTCCTTATAGAACTTCCACATTGATTCAGTGGTGTTTATTAATGAATATAAAGTATTGTAAGCAACAGGTGCTATATCAATATACTTTGCAATCAACTTATCAGAAGCAATTGCTGCAAACTTATCTGCAACCTTTTTACCAAATGGTAAAGAGTCAATAAAGGAATTATATTCTTCGTTAAGAAGTTCAATATTATTCTTTAATTGTTTTTTTATTTGAACTGATTTTTTGTTTGAAAGTCCTTTTAACTTTAATTCAATATCAGATTTTTGCGACATGTAGTCCTCTTTTACATTTAAGACTAATTTGCCTATCTGTAATTGCGACATTGATGTTTTCTTGGTTAGTGTGTTGATTTCTTGTGCTACTTTATCGGTATTTAAATATGTATTTGACATTAGGTTTCTCCATTTTATGTCTAAGGGATTATTCCCATTGAGTGTTCAGAACTTGCTCTGATTAGAGTCAATACGATTCTTTATTCTCTACACCCATTATAATTGTTATTAGTTTTGTTCGACATTGGTGGTAAGAAACAGCTTGTATTGACCCACTAACCTAATTTTGATACATTGAGTTAAATGCAAATTAAGGTACATTTAAATGCCACATTCAAATCCCACAACTGTAGAACTTACTCATCCCTACAATAAAGTGATTCGCAAAGGTAAATCTAACCAAAAATACTCAACTGAAATTGCGTCAAGAGATCGTGGCGTTTTCTATGATATTGACGGATTCAGACTTGATAAACCTATTCAGATCTACCGCATGTGGTATAGGTTTTTACAGTTAGCAATAGAACTTGAAGAAAAAGAAGTCAGCATCATTACAAGAATGAAATCAGTAAAGTTAGACGAACCTGTCAAAGATCAGTGGGGTAAAATCAGACACTCAAAAATGGTGCCTGTTACTCTAAAGGTTGAAATTGCTCGTAGGTTATACGCAGATTGGGATATTGATCGTATATCTAATATAGATTTTGATTCTTGGTGGAAAGGAAACAGTGATAAAGAAATAAAACCTCATCGTCACTTATTTTACCCAGATACGAGTGTGGAAATAATGTCTGATAAAAACGATTGGATAGATGCTCCTCATTTCAAATATGTAAAAGTAGATATGCGTAGAAGGAAAAATGATATAAGTGCTGATTTAACAATGCAGTTGTCAAAAATGCCTCGTATGCATGATGAGTCAGACTTTCAAGTAACAGGAACACCCAATATTAATACACTCATCAATCGCTACAATGCTTTGATAATACAATTGACCACAATACTCAAAGACAAAGAAATATTAAACTCGTCTATTTTTCGTGTCACCCAAGAAGGAATGGGTGATAAGTCTGCAAAAAGAATAGCATCGGAAGATTCAATTGAAGGAGCATATACTTACAGTGGGTCAGCAGGACGGGCAATGAGAGATCTTATATTACCTGCAAAAATAACATTACTTTCAGTATGTGATGGTCATTTTGTTAAGAATCCATACAACGACTATTTGCTCTGATTAGAGTGCTTGACGCAATTTAATGTGTCATTTGAATGAATATACAATCAATATCAGTAATCATACCTGACATATAAACCTCCCTAAAATCAACGCTTACAGGTCTATAGAGACTATCATCAGACTTACATTTTAATAGATATATTTCGTTTAGTTGTATTAGGCTAGATATGTATTTACCAACAAACCGATAAGCAGTATAATTAGATTATATTGTTTTAAGAGGTGAATGTTATGAAGGTAATTTTGTACGCAAGAGCATCTACAACACAACAACAACCAGAGAATCAGTTGGTCGCATTAAGAGAAGTAGCAGAAAGAAATAAGTGGGAAATTATTAATGAGTATGTTGATCTTGGCATCAGTGGAGCAAAAGGGCGAGATAAAAGACCTCAATTTGATGCAATGTTGAAATCTGCTATGCGTAAAGAAGCAGACCTTGTAATGTTTTGGGCAGTGGATAGGGCATCTCGTAACCTATCGCATCTAGTAGAAATGATGGAAGACCTAGATGCAAAACAAGTTGGAATGTATTTCCATCAGCAAGCAATTTGCACCACTACACCAAGTGGTAGAGCAATGATTCAAATGGCAGGAGTTTTCGCCTCCTTTGAAAGGTCAATGTTGAAGGAAAGAATATTGGCATCACACGCAAGAGCAAGAGCAGAAGGCAAACAAATCGGCAGACCAAGCAAATTAAACGAAACACTTATTTCTTCTGTAGAAGATTTGAGAACTAAAAAGACTCCAATTAAGAAAATAGCAAAAGAACTCAATGTTGGAGTTGGCACTGTATATAAGATACTAAATCAGAAAAGTGCTTAGTTTTGTTGGTGAGTATAGGCTAAGTCAATTGACCAATTAAACGATAGTTGCTCTGATTAGAGTCACTTAACATCTTTCTTATACCACTCACCAAATGTAAGTTCATATGGTCTATTAATTCTTTCGTTTCTTATTCTTCTTTTCTTTAATATAGAATGAACATGAGTGTTTTTGAACTCATGTCCTCTGGGAGTTTTATATTGGTTTTCATTTAACCAATAAGCAATCTTTCTATATCCTAATCCACTATCATGTAATTCTTTGATTTTATCATGCAGTACATTTTGGTAGTCAGTTAATCTAACAATATTGAGATTGATACATCTTACTGTTACATTCACGCAAAGGTATGCTATGATTGATAAAGTGCGTCCTTTGGAACTTACTCGACAGTGACGCTCGTACTTCCAAAGGACGCACTCTGCATCCCTTGCTTGGTTTAACTTTTCAACTGCTTTTTTTTTACACCACTTGCATTGAAATTGAATAGTGCTTTCACTTTAGTATTATGCTTACCATCTATTACTTCATATTGTCTATCTTTGGAAACCTTATCTGATTTCTTCAGCACAACATATTCGTCTTCTACTATTGGGTATTGAAACTTAATGTCTAATAGATGCTCATTAGTTTTAGCATCTAATTTAATGTCTATTTTATCAACTAAACCAGACAAATATTGCTTCTGTTCTTCTTCATTAAACTTATCAACTTTTGCATATGTTTTATGAAACTGTCCTACCCAATCAACCCATCTTTGCTTGCTATCATTCTGTTTCAATTTAAGAACAATATCTTCAAGTTGTTTTGTAACTGTTTTAATCTCTTCATTTATATTTTTAAGAATATCTTTTGTTTGTTTTTCTGATATTCGTTTCATCACTCTATCTGTTTGTATTTTAGCAGTAGCAGTTTCTAAATCAGTAAGTTCTTGGGTGTATTGTTGTTTTGTTTTTTGTAAGTTTCTAATATCTTCTTTGAAATCTTTGTCAGATTGTTTCTTTGATGAAAGCATTTGAGTTTTCATTTGTTCTTTTAATACATTAGACTTGGTTGCAATATCAGTAACTACTTTCCAAACCATTTCATTAGCAGTTGTAATATTAAGTGACTTTGTCATTGCACAATGCCTACCTCTTTTCCATCTTTCATCAGTTTTCGTTTTGTTGGTCAGAGCCATATTGTTCTCTAACCCATCAGACGGCATAACCGAATCTTTCCAAACTCTTTCTTTCTTTGGACAATAGTAAAACTCTTTCCTTTGAGATGGTTGTATTTTGGCACCCATTGGAGAACCACAATGACCACACCACATCATTTCCTTTAATAATGAAAAATGGACTGTTCTGTTTGTTTGACCCTTTCTAACAATAACACCTTCTCTTTTCTTCTGACAATCATGCCAAAGTGCGTCATCAACTATACGAGGACAAGTGACTTCTATGCTCTCTTCACTAACACCATCTGTAAAAACATACTTACCAATATGATGTGTATTCTTTAGTAATTGTTGTATTGAACCCAGAGAGAATGAACCACCTCTTCGTGCTTGAATATAATTCTCTCTTAACTTTTGTTGAATGTATTTTGTAGATTGATTTTCAGCATACCAATGAAAGATTTCCTTTACCCATTTTGCTTCTTTAGGTTCTTTAACTAACTTGTTTCCTTTACTATGACTCTTTAATGCAAATCCATAAGGTGGTTCGCCACCATGCCAAAAACCTTCTCTTACTTTTTGTAATTTACCAAGTCTGCTTCTTTCTTTACGAACTGCATTTTCAAATTGTGAGAACGCACCCATTATTTGAACTGTCAGCACATCCATAGGATTTGTAAAATCATAAACAGTATCTTTGATATAAAGTGTTACACCTTTTACATTGCACCTATATCTAATCATTGATGCTACATGGTCAGTTCTTGCTAACCTTGATTGTTCAGTAACATAGAGATGTTTAACTTCTCCATCTTCTATGGCAGTCATCAAAGAACTCAGCACTTCTCGTTTTTGTATATCTTCATTGTTAGAACTGGCAACACCTTCCAACCATATCTTTGGTTCAAACTTGAGTTGTTTTGCTTTTAACTTTCCAAGTTGCTGTTGAGATTCAAGGGAAGTTCCATCTGTAGATTGGATTTCAGAACTAACTCGGCAATAGATATGTAATACTTGTTTCATAGTGCGTCCTTTGGAAGTATTCCAACTATAACTTTAGAAAGTTAGAGTGTCTATTAGTTTAGTTGGTTATAGCTAAGATAGATGTTCGCCAACAAAACGAAACAAATGAAAAAAGTAACCCAGACCAAAAATATCTGGGTTAATTTTTTATGCAGTTAAGTCAGCGAACATCACTACGATTTGGGTAGGGGTGGCATTTATAAATGAGATTAACCGAGTCTTTATAGATTACATGATGCTTGCCAGTTTTGATGGAGTGGGGCATATCTATATAAGATTGACTACTCTAATCAGAGCAATCAAATGTTACTTGTATCCACCTTTTGATTTATTGGAAGAATAAGAAATCTCGTGGATCTGTTTGGTTGTTAAAACCTTAATTGCTTGGAGTGCTTTATCATTTGAATAACCATAATACTTTTTAATCGCATCAACATGACACTTCTTATGTTCAGGTTTTTTATAATGTGATTTATATGTTGGAGTATTAAAGTTTTGTTGTTGAATCGCATGAAATAAATAATCGTAATGCATTTTTTTATCTGTGATTTTGACAGAATTAAACTTTTGAAGGGTAAACAAATCAGAAATGCATTTCTGTTTTATTGATTGCATGATTATCCAATTGTTATACGACTTCAGTAACTCATCATAGTCATCTGGTTCAACATCTAACAAATACTTTTTGGTATAAACAATAGACTCAATCCAATCTGCATGAGTCAATGTTTTAAGCATAACAAATACCGACTTCATGTTTAATGTCACGCATAATGTTTTTAATAGCATTTTGGCAAGATGGTGTAGCAGATGTAGTGACTTTCTTTCCTGTTATTTGATGTATCCAAACTAAATGGTTTTTTTTGCGTAATAGATCAAAGTTGTTTTTTTTCATTAGTTTTTTTAGTTCTTTCTTCATAATATTCTCTCGTTTGTTTCTCAATTTCTATACATACATTTTACCAAGAATTAGGTTTGTTCTACATTGGCGGTAAGCAACAGCTATCACAGACCAACAAAACTAATAGCAGACAAAACAAAACCCCAGTGGAAAACCAGTGGGGTTAGTTTGATGCTCTGATTAGAGGAATGGTGTTAAGGTATTGTAGGAATCAAATGGATTTTGAGTTGTGTATCTTATAGAGGATGACTGAATTTTCTGAATTAGATCTAATGTTTTTCGTATTGGTGCTTTTTTGAATGAATACCAATCCGTTTTTTTACCATTATCGTATGGTGGTGGATAATCAAAAAATGAATATTGATCTACAGTTGCATCCACTATCTCTTGATTCGTTTTATCTTTTAAATACCAGTGATACTCACCGACAGCATCTAATCCTCTCATGGGCATTAACCAATCAGTATCTATTAGATAAAAGATAGTCTGGGTTGAGTGATAGCAATGTCCAAAAAGTGGATTTGATAGATTTCCTTGCAGATACTTCTCAGCAACCATATCAATAGTTAAATTATCTTGGATTGTTTTTATTAACCAATTTATATTCTGTGGTGTGTATGCTATCGGTGAATACTCAATAACATCCCATTTTGACTTCCACTGTTTTTTTGATTTATCCCACTGATAAGGACAGATAAGTTTCACCTGTCCTTTTGTATCAGATGGAATTAGGTAGTTATTCTTCCAGTGCATCTTCTAAATCCATTTGTTTATAACCATCTAATTGTTCATCAATCAAATCTAAGATGAGTTCCAAATCCTCTTGACCTAACTGTTCTAATGTAAATCTTATGTTCGCAACTATTTTTCCATACTCTGATATCGCATACACATCCTGTTCATCAAATTTGTTCTCTTTCATTTTTAGTTCCTTTTAATATCAATCAAGGTAAATCCTTAATTTCTAATACCCATTTTACCAAGAATTAGGTTTGTTCTGAATTGGTAGTAAAACACAGCTATCACAAACCAACAAAACTAAAGGTTCAATAAGAGAAACAAGTTGAACCTGTTAATTGGTGATTTTGGGTATAGGAAAATCAAGGGATGCAGAGGGTCAAATGCAAGGCACTTTTTGAACCCACAAAAAAAGGACACTAAATTTAGTATCCTTGTAGTTGAACTGCTCTAATCAGAGTAAATTAATCGTCAATCCAAAATGCCATTGATTTACCTGTTGTGTCTAGACCTATGTTGCAATATGAATTACCTTCATAGTTGATAGCATGTATTATCTGTAAACCATTCCAGATAGTTACTGACAATGTAAGTTTAGAAATATCAAATGGTGTGTCTGTTATAATTTCCTCATAATCCCAACCACCTTTTTCAAATGATTGACCATAAACAATTACTTCATCATGTATATTATCATTCAACATCATTCCATCTTCATCAGTGACAAAATCTATTGGATCAAATAATGTCTCAATAGGAATGTCTTCAACTGAACACCATACTCCTACCTCATCCACAGAAAGATAATTTGATGAAGCATATTCAGTACCATGAACATGTTCAATATCGTCCAAATCGTGCCAATACTTATTTATTTGAAATTGTTTTGGGATTGACTTATTTGCTATTTCTTTGTCGTCATCCCAGTCATATGAATGAATATATTCTTCAAATTCATCTGGGGTTTTATTATTTAACCACCATTCTGCAACCTGTTTAGAAATAGTACCTATCGTATGCTCTCCACCATGACCTTGTGTATAAACCTTATACTTGTATGTCATTATGCGACTCCATAGTATTCATCAAGGAATACATCATTCATTACTTGTGCGATGTTTTCTTCGCCAATTTCCTTAATGAATTTCTTTGATGGTGGAGTTCCAGTCATGCAAGGGTTTTCAAGGTAGAGTTCTACTTTATCTTTCAATGTTAGTTGATATAGATATTTGCAATTAAATGTTTCTACTTCATCTAAATCCCAATGTTTCATTGAAGATAGATGATTTACTTTTTGTTCAAGTGTTGGTGTTGTTACTTCTGGTATGTTCATATTCATAATGATTCTCAATGTTGTAGATCAAGTCCTTTCTCAATCTTTCTACATACATTTTAAATCATTATCGGTTTGTACGACATTGGTGGCAAGAAACAGCTATCACAAACCAACAAAACTAATATCACCAAGTACTGTTAATAGTTTCTAACTGACCTGATAGGTTTGTTCTTTCGTTGATTTGTTTTAGATGTGATCTTATGACCATATGAGCACCTTCTTCTACAAGATTAGTCAAAGATGTCCTGTGGTATTTTGCTAGTTGAGTTAATCCATCCTTTGCATCTTGCGTTAGATGGCAATATAAAGCAGTTCTATTTGGAGCAGTTATTGTCATATTAAATGTGTGTCCTTTTATTTTCGTTAAGTGATTGTGTATGTAACTTATTAAAGTATGTTTTAGGATTTCCATTCCATCTTTTCTTTCCTAATTGTTCGTATATTGTGTCTAAGGATACACCTGATGTTTCAGTTAGAACTTTAGGTTTATCGGTATTAGCATCTGATTGTATTGATTCATCAATTCTACTTTTGATGTTATTAATAACTGGCACTGCAACCTTTTCAATCTTCTTATTAGATCTGGTCACTGGATTCCATAGTGCTGTTCCATGAAACTGAGCAAAGTTATTATCTATACTGACATTACTTTCTTTTACTTTTTTTAATGCTTCTATCATGTATTTATCCGAGACTGAATCATTTACAAACTGCTGTCTTTCGGTTGCGTAACTGGCATTTTTATATGACAGTTCTATCCGTTGTTGTTGCTGTTTTTCTTTTTTTGCTTTCTCTTGTAACTGTAGTTCTTTTGATTTAAGTATTGTCATTATTCTTTCCTGTGTTACTACTATTTATGTATTTGTTGAACTCTAATCAGAGCAGTTCAACTACTCTTTACTTATTCAAGACATAACAAAACCAACTGCGTCACTATAAAGGGTGATGACACAGTTGGGTAAAACCAGAGTTGCGATAGATTTATATACTTTAGGTCTTGTTTTCAGCACTTGTTAATTGCTGTTTCCACCTATCATATTCTTTTCTTTTAGTTTTGTTGGTAAAGGAGCTAAAATGCAACAGCCAACTAAACGAAAAAACGCTACAGAAGAAGTTACTTGAAAAAACTCTCTAATGTATTTTCTGGTCGTATTCTCCTTTTCAATTTAATAGGAGATCGCTTATTCAGTGGTGCTATATTCCAATCTTGCCAGGATCTAATATAACTTGCGAAATGATCCTCCTCATTTTCATTTATGAAATTGGAGGTCATTTCTTTAGTAGAATATATGGCAGTTTTTAATGCCGTTTTCTTTCTTTTTTTATCATACAATTTGAAATCAATTTGCTGACAATCTAATTGCTTTTGAATACTTTTGAATGTCTGGGTTAATGCTACTCGTATGCCATTCCACTCATCACCATATGTTTTGATATTGGGTTTGAGTTTAAAGTCCAAAAAACAATTGTAATGCAGATGTTTATGTTGTCCCTTCTCTGGCAAGCAGACCCATCTACTGCGATCAGAAATAGACAGATAGTCCAATTTGTTATTGGTCATCAACCATCTATCAATTCTGTAGTGAGTCATCTCTAATATGTCTTCTACCAGACTCTTGTCTGGTTTCTGTCCAAAGGTGACAACTAACCAGTATTGCCATTCGTATGTTTCCACTAAATCATCAATCAAAGCATTACGAACGCATGCTTGCTGAATATGTTCCTTGTGGAGTGGAAGTTTGTGTAGATCGTCAGTTTTATTCAGTGACTTGTATAAGTCATAGGAAACATCATTGACATTATTTTCACTCAATCGTGTTTTCAAAACATCGTTAGATGTCTTGATACTGTTGAAAGTTTCTGCCGTTATATAACTATTACACATTACAAGTGTCTCCTATTTAAATTGATATTCTTTTTTATATTCCTCACATATATTTATAACTTTCAAAATCTTCAGAAATCCGCCGTTTAATGGGTGTATG